GGGTTGTGTGCTACGACGCTCCGTAACGATGAAGATATAAAGCCTCTTCATCATGGTCCAATATGCAACCAAGCCATGGTAAGGCAGGTGCATTCACGTTACGACCAGGTTGGACCGTCCGCAGACTCCTGGAAGGACCACGTACTCTAGTACGAGACCGTGTTCTACCGTTGTTCAGTCGGTGGGCTCCCGACGGTCCCCCGCCGGGCGGCGGGGTGTAATGGAAGGACAGTGCACACGCGACACACTCAGAGATCACGTTCCACCATGTCCTCAATGAGAACATGACGGATCGGGACTCCGAGTGCGAAGCGAGTGCGCAAGAATGAGCAAACATCGAGCGTTTGTTTCTCATTCAGACCATAGTGCTTGTCGATATAAGACAAGCTCTCAACCCACGTGACGGGCTGTGATTTCACGTACTGGATTTTGTACGGATTGTCATCAAGGACGGTGTCACCAACTCCGACCTGACGGTCGATCCCATCTGCGTAAGCCAGCAAGATGGGGTCCCAGTTATACTGTCTGAGACCGTTGGCGATTCCTTGGATCCACTCTACACGTCTCCTCGGTGCTCTGTCAACCGTGTCACATAGCATTCTCGCAAGGAGTTTACCAGTTTTCGGGACAAGAAGAAACGTATCACCTACCGCCATAAACCGAGCTGAGCAAAAGCCGGCATCAAGCGGGTCGTAAGATGCAATCGCCTCCACCTCCATGCCGAGGCGGAAGTAACGCTTTACAATTCCGTTGGTCCAACCGAGCGCGGCGAGATCACTGTCGACCATAACAGTCACAGAATCATCGCCACACACGATCGAAACCCACCGCTTCCGTTCGCCATGAATGTAGAGTTTCATGGCCATATTGGCAGCGGTGTCGCCAGCAGAGGTGTCTGACCACCCAGACTGCATGGCGGGTACGGTGGCATGCTTCGTGCGCAACCTGCTGCGGCCAAAGTTGGTGGGAGTGCTACCATCATGATGGCGTCCACGACGGAGCATCACAGCCACACGAAGTGGCAGCTTCCGGTCGTAAACATCATACAAGAACTTGAAAGTACTCGCACCCATGTGCATGTCAAAGCGGGACTGATCGTCCTCAAGGACTACAATCCTCTCTCCAGGAAGGAGGGTACCGGCCACCATCCGAAGACAGTCGCCGTACGCTTTGCCAATGCCAACATTGGACATGCCGCAGGTGTACACAAAGTGACGACCAGCAAGAAGATCTGCCGAGTCGTACGCCTTGGGAAGGAATGCTTTCCGTAGGTTCTTAGCAAACCTGCGGACAAAGCGCCCAGTTTTATACGTGAATTCAGGAACAGCAGCCTGAATGTACCTAGGGTCCTTCAACCCCTCTATCCCCATCGCGACGGCGGGGTCAGTTTTCGCAACGGTTATAAAGTCGAAAACTCTCTTAACAGCCTTCTCCCGCTTAATGAAGCACGAAGCCTCATAGCGGACAGTAGGACGTTTAGAGAGTTTCAACTCAACGATACCAGTGCGAAGTTTGCGGTACATATCACGTTTCGAGCGGGGCATGGAACTAACCCACTCCTCGAAGTTGATGCCGGTTCTGACATTGGTGATTTTGTCAAAACTAGCCAGGACCATATCAGTCAACCTAGCCCACTCATCAGAGATATCTTCCTCTGGCTGTGCTAGGGTTGGTAGGGCTTTGATGACACGCCCAGATATGGCTGCCCTCTCGCAGTGAGAGCAAGCGCGGAACACAGTGGCTCGAAAACCACTGACAGAACCGAAGTCCCGCGTTCCAAATTTTGCGATGCATTCTTCGTCGACATGCCAGCGTACACGACAGTAGCCATAAGCGACCTCGTCCGTAGGTCGGCCTTTACTGTTGAGCATAGTTGGCAGGACAGGTGGAAGTTTCACAAGTCCCTGTACACATACATCCTGTGTGACAGGGGCATCGAGAACACCATCGAAGTCTGCTTTGCAGTGCGTCACGTTCAGCGCATAACGGTTGGAGAGATACTTGCCACAAAACAAGTTCCAGCCGATGTGCAAACCGAACACTGACACAAGACCGCGCGCCCGCACGGTCGTTACTGCTGTGTCGGGCGGATCCATCGCGTACCGCTCTCCCTGACGATAAATCTTCCAGGAGAGCGATTCGTGATAGGTCTGCTCGGGCATCGCACGGAGGCTTATAGGGCCCCCGTCTGCACCACCAATGTACGATCCCGTTAGTAGTGCATGTCCAATCGTGCGCAAGGAGAATGCGCGCACGTTCATTGTCCCCCGACGCCAACATTCGAAGCCAGCAACAGCACCTGAGACAATGACCAAAGAGCCAATGCCTAGAAGTGGTGAAAACTGTCGCAAGCGACCTCCGCGGGCGCCAGGGGGTGGTAGTCCAATGAGGTGGTGAAGGGAGCGCTGGAGCAAGGATACTGCAATTATTTTCCCTGCCTCTTCCAACACACCCATAGTCACGGTAACGAAATTACGAGCGATGGTCCCGATCCGTGATTCGTCATCCAGAAACGTGTAAGGTTCTCCCGACTCCACACGATCTAGATAGCGACACGGTGTATCAGACAACCCCGCCAACCAAATTTCGCGGCTCCCATCACGTCCACACAAACGCGCCCACACTTGTTTCCAAAGTGTCGGCACGTAGGGGTCGTGCTGTGAGCTGCTACCAGACTCAGTCCTCCTCAAAAGACTCTTGATTCGCTCCTCATCGACGATGCTCTGGACTAATGCTGCCACGTCTCCAGGATAGAAGTCGTGCATGCCAGTGCTACGTGCGATGTTGGACAATGATGTCAAAACCACAGCGCGATCGTTCTGTGATTTTATGTCCTTGGTGTTCCATAGCAGACCTGCTTTCGCATGCATGTCCGCCATAGTCGACTCGACCCGCTTCAGACGATCGCTCTCCCGCTGGGCAGCATCATCTTCGTCATCATCCGAGCTGCTATCGTCATCCCAAGGTACTGGGACTCCGAGCTCGTTAGCCAGGTCTTCTCGATATTGCGCGTCGACATCGTAGTCGGCGAGCCTTTGGGCTGGGTCAGCAATCGCAATCGCTTCGACCACAGGCAACCCCGCCAAATTGGCGAGACCTGGGGCGTCAACGACTGCGACGTCGGCAGGACAGGCGTTAGAGTAGTGCCCGACAACACCGCAATTATAACAAGCGGCGTTTCGGGGACCACCCCCACGACCCCTCCCTAACCCTAACGCCAGAAAACTTGGATTTCGGTCGTCGAACGGCGGTGCGAGGTGCCAACTTAGAATCGGCATACGCATCAACGTTCTTCTCACGTTTTCCACGCTTTTGGCGCTGTTTGCGGACACGAGGGACGAGATTCCTCATATCACGCTTGTCGGGTTCGCGGTAGCGTCCAAGACGCTCCACACGAAACTCAACATCCACCTGCGGGTCCGGAGCGGGCGAGTTCGAATCATCACTCGCGGGCTCCAGAAGGTGGGAGAACTGCTTTAGGTCATTAGGTAGCAGATCACCTGGTTGGTAACGAACCAACCGCCTGAGGTCTCCTAGAGTAGGCACGACCTCATGGCCCAGCAGAGCTGGGCCGGGTGCCCCCTTCACGGGGGGGCATTCTGTTTTAAGTCCAGATGACTTTATTGATTTAGCAGCAGGATAAGGTGTTAAAACACTGGTGTCTTCCCGAACGTCGCAGGCAATCAATAAGCCCGCTACCAGATGAGTACCAAGTATTACGGACACTGGTGATCCGGCCTCAATTTAACTGAATGAATTCAGAAGGTAAGAGACATGGCGCAAGTGGCCACCTGTCAGCCCACTAGGATTGTGGTGCGGTAGAAATTCATCCCCGTGCACCTCACATGTGGGCCCGCGCTGGTACGTAATTGAAATCCGACGAGCTTTCGGAGGGTTTTAGCCCCGTTACGACTCGCTAAGGAAATATAACGCCCAGCTAGTGTCAACACACTGATACGGAATTGTGTTCCGCAGCGACCTCGGGAGATGGTCGACCACGACTGAAAGTCGTGGATTTCCGGCGTAACGTGCCGGAACCGTGCTGGAGTTAGCAAGTTCTGCCGCCCCCCGGGGGGGACACGACAAAACCCTCATCACCGAAAAATTCACGATGGGCCTCAATGAGCAAGCGGATCTTCTCAGCGCGAGCCGACTCCAACCCAGCCTCGCGAGCGAGGATGAGCAGTTGGCATGCGATGTGGTAATCCGATCGTCCCTCTTCCATACTGGCCGAAGCCAATCTAGAAGACAACACCGAGATGCGACCTTGCTTGCGCAGGAAGTCCTCAGGGTTGAGCGAAACGAACGGACCTGCGTCAAGCAGGTCCTCATACTCATCGTTCAAACGAACGAACTCCTGCGCCAGCTTAGTGAGCTGCGATGCAGGAGGCGGGATCAAAATGAACTTGCGAGGTTCGAGCAACACAATATCGTATGTCACCCATAACTCGCCACAGATGTAGGTACCTGGAGAGCCTCCAGTAATGTACTGTACCTGCGCCAATGCTACCTGGTCCGTAACAAACGTGCCACCGGCAAGGCCGGCACCGCGAATGTACTTCACAGGCATTTGGGTCATGTCGGGCGCACACTCGACTCCGAGTGAGAGTGGCGCCGCAGGGGAACCAGACACGCTGTTGTCATACGTCAGGAGGTCAACCTTGGTGACTGGAAAGCCACCGGTAACCTGCCCAACGTCACTAATGCTGGCAAACGACACAGAGCCGAGAGCTGCACTGGTACCTGACACAGCGTACCCAGATAGGGGGATGTACTCGAAGACGCACCCGGACATGATCCACTTCGTCCAAGCAGTTGAGACCTGCTTAAGCCAAGGGAACACCTGTGGTTCAACACGAAACCCGGAGACTGTAAAAGCCACCTGGGTTGTGATATCGCCAAGGTATTCACGCTTAGTAACCCGAATCGCCCCCTGTGCATCGATATGCATGGAGGGGATGGTATTCGAGCTCACTGGACGAATGAGGGAGTTGGTGTGGAGTTGATCAGACTCAACTCCGGCACCAACCTCCTCGTAGGATCCTGATCCGACAATCTTGCCGAATAGGTGGTCTGCAAGCGTACCAGCCATAGCCCCAAGGGGGCCAAAGCTGGAGCCTATCTTGTTCCCAAGACCCATCTTCTGAACGTGCTGCGCACCTTTCTGAATATGGGCTTTTACCTTTTGTTTAAGTGCTTGGTTTGCACCGCGGTTAGGGCCCGCCCCCTTCTTCTTGTTGTTGGCAACTGAAGATAAAATCTACGGCTCAGTCAAGCCGTAAAAGTGGTTTGGATCTAGCCTAAACACAGCATTGGTCTTCGCTTGGAGCACCGATCCCACCTTGATCAAGGGTGGGGACACTCCTCACTGAAACTTTCCAACACTGTTCATACGCCGCTGGCCTAAAGCGAACGTATGTCCACACGGTTCGTGGATAGCATTTTCACGCAGTTGCCCTACTTACGAGTCGTTCTGCGCCCCATTGACAGGGATTGTGGTTCACGATCACAATTAGCATGGTCCGTTCAGGAACCATGGGCCCATAAGGGCCGCGATAACACCTGCCGCGACAGTCGCGGTGCCATTCCAAACGTTACCACCTCGTGAAGGCGGCAGCACCCAGCGTGACGCGGGTGCCTG